GCCATCGTTTTTGCTCCCTAATTCTTATATTCAATTAGTCCCTGCGTACAGGTGAAAATATTCGACGCATTGGTGTATTCCTTACGCCATCCGTCACCGTTTCTAAAGGCTTTACGTGTTATTTTTGTTGTTGGTGTTAGTGCCATGTCTTTATCCTTAAATACGTCTTCGTTAAAACCGAGGCAAGGATTTGCACCTTGCATAGCCGCCGCTCGCCGCAACAAACCTTATTCATAGCGTCTACCTATTCCGCCACTCGATATAATACTATTTTTCTTCATGTCCCTTCATGTCCTTCATGGTAAGATCACGCCTCTTAGAATCACGGATTATTTAGCCAGCCAGCCGATTACGCCGACGGCGACGGCAAACGCAAGCGACATCCAGACGGGCGGACGATTTTTAAGATTATCAACAGCTGTAAATAACTTTTCGATATTGCTTTTATTGGTTTGAATATCTGTTACACATCCCGAATGTTCTTCGCATTTTGCAGCCATTATAATCTCTCCCGTTAAATTGCCCGCCAAAGGCGGTTTCCTCAATTCGTCATTCGTAATTCGTAATTCGTAATTGCTTTTAAGCCCCCCCCCGCAAAACCCGCCCCGTCTTTCAACGGGGCGGGCAAGCGTTAGCCTTGAAGGGTGCCAATTTTTTACGCGTCGATCTTGAGAAGATGGCCGCAGTACGGATTAAAGACTTTCTCGTCAACGAAGTCGCGGACGCGAATGATATCGCTTTCGGTTTGTTCCTCGCGATAAGAGGTCGGTGCGATTTCCTCGCCGCTGAACGGATTCCACTGCATCGAACGGCCCAGGCCGGTTTCTTTCAGGTGGGCGCCGTTGTGCTTCTTGAAAATCAGGGCGTAATCGTCGGACCAAATATCCGATCCCGAAAAATCCTGACCTTCCGCTTCGCCATCGTAAATTCCTTCGCCGACAAAGATGTTTTTCAGGCCGAGGATCGCCGCCAGGGCGTTACAGATCATTTCAAGCGTAATCAGCGGAGCGCCGGGGAACATCGCCTTGACGCCGGTGTTGAGCTTCATGTTTGAAAGCGTAACCGCACCGATGGCCATCGAATCGGCTTTAACACCGCTGTTTGCCCGGACCTTCTGGATCGCCGCGTCGACGTGCGCGATAAGAGCACTTGTCACCGTGTCCCATGGCGCCGACGAAACATCGGTATAAAGAGCGGCGCCGGTAAACACCGCCGTATCGAAAGCCTTTGTCGCGACGCGGATCTCGCGTTCGATAAGGATCTTATTTGTAATAAGATCGGTTGCCGCGACATCGGCATCAAAATCGGATGCGTAGTTTTCGCGATCTACATCGGTTACGGGTGTTTCCAGGCCGTGGTCGACGCAACTATACGACAGATCACCGGCACTAAGCCCGACGCGGGCAAACGCGGCCCCGTTGGCGTGTTTGGTCTTTGCGCGTTTGAGATTTTCGCGGCTGATAACCGAAACCGTCGCCGCTTTCTTTTTAACGCCGAACCCGGGCAGGACGTCCAGGGCGATAAGGCCCTTGTCGGTGCTGTCAAATTCACTCATCGCATCAGCCAGGTCCATCCTCGGCGTGCCTTTACTCGTTTGCTGGATCATTTTTAAAACTCCTAAAATTTCTTAAAATTCACTTAATTTCGCTTCGTTTTTACGTTCTTACCGTCCGGAAAAAATACCGATTATGTTACACGATCGGCAGGCAAAGCAGGAATATGTCGGCCGCACCTTCTGCGCTGAATGACGCGACAACGGCTGCCTCGGCGGCAATCTCGTCGTGTTCGGCGATGATCGACCCCATCGGCACCTTAACGTCGTCGCCGGTTCCCTTGGCGGTTGCCACTGTAAAGGCGTCGGTCGCGTTTTTCAACGTGACATTTGCGGCGTTGGCGTCTCTGGCGATCATCCATGCGTCTATAACCAGTGCTTTTCGAGGCATTGAGGCGATGACCACTTCGTCCTCGGCGCCGGATGCGAGGCAGACGGCCTTGATAAGGAACGGAATCCCGCCGTCGGTTGCCGAATAAACACCGATTGCGGCGGCACCTGGTGCGCTTGACGAGCCGGCATCGAGGAAAGCCTCGACAATATCGCCGTCGGCAGTGGCGGCCTCCAGGGCCGTGCCGATCGTTTCGCCGTTGGCCGTATCGGATACCTTGCCGTCGTCAGCTGCGTAAAGAGTTGCGCCCGCGGCAAACGCATCGGCGGCGGTTACTTTAAACGTTTCCGATGCGCCCTTCAAATCGATGCCGATCTGGGCGGTAATCAAAGCAGGCGCGTTTGTGACGCCGATAAATCCGCTGCTGTCGGTCTGATCGGCATACTCGACGGCGACACCGCTTGCCGATGTCAATTTAACACGCCGGAAAGCCGCAAGGGCCTCGGTCGCGGTAAAGCTTTTGGGACTTTTACATTTTTGACTCATTTTTTTATGCTCCTGTAAATTAAAATTTCGATTTTATGCTCTTTGTTCTTTGCTGTTCGCTGTTTTACCGTTTTACAGGCGATGGCTGGCTGCGTATGCCCGATACAGTTCGGGATCTTCTTTTGCCAGGGCACTTGCGGCGACACGGAAAGATGTTTTATCTTCCTTTGCCTTTGCCTTTGCCTGCTCGCGGAAATCGCCGTCGCCGGCTGATCCGCCGCCGCCTTCACCTGCAAGGATCGCGTCGGCGCCTTCGCTGACTTCGTCGTCGCCGGTTTTACTGGCGGCGGGTTTCTTTGCCTTTTCGGTTTTCAGCTGACCGGCCAAAATGTCGCAATATGCCGCCTTTGCCTCCTGGACGCTTGCGCCTGCTGCAAACTGACTATATGAAAACGTCGGATCGTCCGGGAAAGCCGCCTGCAAATCGTTGGCCCTTTTCGTTTCTGCGGCCTTTACCGCCTGTGTTGCCTCGGCTTTTACCGATTCGAGATCGACCGCAGCAGTTTCGTCATTTTTTGACATTTTTTTTACTCCTAAACTTTTTGATTCTGATTCGGTTAATTCCGATCTGTCGGCAGCACGCGCGCCGAACGATTTATTTTTGTTTTTCAGCAGCTCATCGATCACGCTGTCGAGCGTGCCGATCGAATCGGCCATCGATGTTTTAACCGCCGCCTTTGCCATCTTCATACGGCCCTGGCCGAAGTTTTCCCGGGCATCGGCAGCACTTACGCCGCGAAATTTCGCGATCGCTTTGGTAAATACGTCGTATCGCTCGTTTACCCGCTCCTGGATGTAATCCTTTGCGTCCGGGTCCAGCTGCTCGAATGGGTTTGCCTCGGCTTTATGCTTACCGGCTTTGATAAAGGTATGTTTTACGCCGATCTGCTCGTATGCGCCCGATAGATCCTGATGCAGACAAAAGACGCCGACCGATCCGACCTCGCCGCCGGGCGTTACGACGATATCGTCGGCAGCTGCGGCGATCCAGTATGCCCCGGATGCTGCAAAACTGTTTGCGACGGCGACGATCTTTTTGCGGCCGCGTGCTGCGTAGATTTTTTCGGCCATTTCCTCGATCCCGAAAACAGAACCGCCGGGACTGTCGATATCTATGACGATCGATCCGATCGACGGGTCGGCCATCGCCGCGTCGAAATTCTTGCCGAATCGCTCGACCGAAACCGCCCCGCTGTCAAAGGCACCGGTCCGCTGGGCCAGCGTGCCGTATAATGTAAGAACCGCGACGTTTCCGCCGGTCGAATCAACCCGATCTCCGGACCTTGCTGCGTCCCGACCGCCGATGGCAACCGGTGACATTATAGTTGTCGATACATTTTCCTTTGCCTGGGCGATAGCCGCCTTGATCTCGGCGTCGCTGCGGGAACCGCCGGAAAGCCGAACGTTTATAACTTCGCAGATCGCTTCAAGCTTATCGGGATGGATGCACCAAACATCGCCACAAAGGGCGCTCACTATATTTGCCATTTTCATATTAAATTCCTTTTTTTAATCCGCGGATAAATTATTCGTTTTTGTCCGGCGTTTTCTCTTTGCTCTTTTCTGTTTGCTGTTTGCTGTTTGCTGTTTGCTGTTTGTCGTTTTCTTCGACGATCTTTTCGCCTTCTTTCGCATTTGCCTCTTTGTACGGGTCCAGCCCGCAGAAAATCTCGTAAGGCGGCAAAACGCCGGTCGCTTTTTCGATTGCCTGGGCTTTCTTGATCGCGTCGATTACTTCCAGGACCCGGCCAGCGACAACGTCGGCCCGTTCCAGGTTTCGCGATTTGCAAACGGCGGAATGAGTCCCGAATCCGCGGTCGATAACCATGCCGGCGGCCTGTGCCTCTTTCAGCTGGTCGATCCACGGCCAGGTCGGTTTTATCCATTCGTGGGCGTATTTGTCGTCGCGGTCTTTAAGTTTTCCGTCTTTGATCCACTGATTTACCCGCCATTTGTAATCCTCGCGGTAATAAAACTCCTCGAGCATCTCCTGGAACCCCAAAAACGTCTGGTATGCCTGCTCTAAAACCGCCCGGGATTGTGAGTAATTACTTTGCGTCCAATCGAGTAAAATAATTTCCAAAGGCAAACCTAAAGGCAAACCCAAAAGCCGCAAAAACATGCGGATCGATTCGGTAAAATTAGCACCCGGCAGATTCCGGTCGATGCCCTCGACTTTTTCGCCCGGTCTGGCGTGATAGATCAAAGCGTATCCCACTTCGGTTAATCGGTCGGTAAGGGCGACGTCGGTCGCGTTCGGATCGGCGGACGATTCGCCATGTCCCAGGGACGGCCCATCTTCACGCGTAACCGCGATCGCCATCCTGGACAAAAGCTGCCAGGCGATCGCCTCGGAATCGCAGACGTCGTT